CGTCTCCGCCTCGAAACGGTCGCCGTAGGCGCGCACGCCCTCGGCCAGCGTCTCGGCCAGCAGGTCGGCCCGGTGGGCCCGGCCATCCTCGGCCAGCGGCTCAAGCTCCGCCACCCGTCGCTCGGCCGTCACGGCCCGCGCCTCGAACGGCTGCAAGCGGGCCACCTCGGCGCGCAACGCACGCACGGCCGCCCCCAGGTCGCCGCCCTCCGGCACGCCCAGCGCCTCGGCGACCGCGCGTGTGTGCGCCTGCTGTCCCTCGTACAGCGCCCGCAGCTCGGCAACCGCTCCGGCGTCCACCATCACGGCTTCTGCCTCAGCGTCACCGGCCGGCTGCACTGCTTCAGCCACCGGCTCAGCTTCGCTGGCGGCCTCCGGCTCGATTACCACAGCATCCATAGTTATGCCCTCCAGGCGCGCGCTCGACTCCCCGCTGACCCCGCTCCACTGGCGGGCGGCGCCGGGTAGGCGGATGCGATAGCGCGCTTCCAACAGGCGGGCCGTCTCGGGCCGCAGCCGGCCGCCATCGGCCTCCTGCTGCGCCTTGAGAATCGCCGCCCCAGGCGTCGCCCCGTCATAGACCGCCGACACCTCACAGAGGTGCGCATCGTCCACCCAGGCGAACGCCAGTTCCTCGCCGGTCACGTTGCCGGCCGCATCGTGCGTCGGATAGCGGATCCCTGGAATGTGCGGGCACTCCCAGTCCAGCATGTCCCGACCGCAGATCGCACAGCGGAATGACCCGCCGTAGAACCCGATAGACACGTCCTTGATGAGCCCGGAGCGCACGCCGAGGATGAAATCATCCGTCGTCACGTCGTGCAGCCGCAGGCCCGGAAACGTGTAGAACTCCGCCAGCACGCGGGCCAGATCGCCCGTCTCCTCGTAGACGCCCGTCAGCGAGCGCCCGAAGCCGAGCTGGTGCTGGTTGTGCGAGTTCTGAAACGCCACCCCCGCCGCCGCCTCCTGCGCGTAGTTGCGCAGCGATGTCGGCGCCATGCGGGTATAGTAGGCATCCAGCCGATTCGAGGAGATCTCGGCCGGCCAGAAGAAGGGCGTGCGCTCTTGCAGAACGTCAGGGTCGTAGGCGTGCCGGTCGCGCACCAGCGCGAGCAGGCGAGCCGTGTCGGCCGGCTGCATGCTCAACACGCGCGCCGGATGGGTGAAAACCCGTTCGTCTGCCATCGCTACCTCCATCAGCCTTGCCCGTAGGCCGTCACACTGAACGTATGGCTCGTGTTGTGGTCGCCGCTATCCACCAGCGCCCAGCGCGCACGCAGGTACGGGCCGAACACGGCCGGGCGCACCGCCCCCGCCGCCGCATCGCTCGTCACGTCAACCGCACTCGTACCGGGATTCGCCGGGTCGAGCACCGCCCATTCCTTGCGCGCCGCCCCATTGCCCGCCTGCTGCGTGAAGTGCACCGCGTTGGCCCAGTTCGTCCCGTCCAGGCTGGCATCGACGTAGACGTCGAGCGTGTCGCCCGCGTCCGTCGCCGAAGCCGTAATGTCAAGCAGGATGAACAGGCGCTTGACCCAGCCCAGGTCGGCCACGGCCGTCCCGCTGGCGCTGGTCGTGCGCGCCACACTCGCGGCCAGCACGATGCGCTCGCCCGCGGCGACGACCGACTGACTGGAAGAACTCGGTTGTTGTGGCATGATAGCTACTCCATTTAGTCTAAAGCGGCCCACCCTGCCGCGGATCGCGCTTGTGCGCCTGGCGCTTGTCCTTACGAAATAGCCGGCCCAACAGCCCACCCGGTCGCACCGGCTTGGCCGCAGGTCGCGGGTTGTCACGGCAGGTCAACTCGTAGATACAGCCCGGCGCCGTCACGTCGCCCAGTGGGCACGGCTCGCCGTCGATCCAGCACGTGCGGCGCGGCTGCTCAGTCACTTCGCCACCACGTAGGGCGCCCATTCGCTCGCCCGGCTCAGGCAGTCCTCACAGTGTTCTGCCGGGTGTAACGTCCAGGTCGCCTCCCACGTCGTCTCAGTCTCGCGAAACTCCCAACTGCACCTACAATTTGATCGACAAGCGGACGTCCCGTCACCGGGATAGGCCGGCAAAGCGTGCGGCCCACTGATGCCCCGCACCTCCGCCTGTGCCCGCTCATACGCCTGCGAGGCCGACTCGATGTACAGTCGGCCGCGCGCCCGGATCTGCGCCGGGCTCAGGTCACCGGCATTGATCTCCCCGGCGAACGTGTTGAGATAGGCATACTGGTCGCGGCACATATTGCCGACGATGCCAAAGTCCCGGCTCGTCATGTTGTTGCGCCCGCCGTGCGCCAGGGCGTACTCGTCGATGTAGGTCGTCTTGATGAGCCCGCGCATTTCTTCAACGTAGCGGTTCGTCGTGATCTCACCCGCGGCCAGCCGGTCGGCCAGATCGCCCGCCGCCGCCTTCTGCGCGTCGATGAACTCATCGCGCAGCGGCAGCATCTGCCGGCCGCCCATGTAGCGCCCCGTCTCCGTGTTGCGATACCGTTTCGACGCCTGGTCCCATTCCCACGGCGATTCGTCGCCGTAGGCGCGCCGCCCGCTGCGCCGTGCGCGGTCCTGCTCGTCCCACTGCTCCTGCCCGAGCACGACCGCTTCGAGCAGCCCGGCATAGGCCGGCATGAGGGCGTCCCAGGCGTCAATCGCCCGCCGCACGTCCGCGTCCGTCAGCGCCACTTCGTCCGGCACTTCGGGTAGCGGCTCGGCCGCCCCTTCCGGGATGATCTTCACCCGCACGCCAGCGACCGGCGTCAGGCGCACCCGGCGCACCAGGGACCGCCGCGCCCGATTGCTGCCCGGCTCCGGGTTGACCGTGCCCAGGCCACCGGCCCCGCCCTCGGCCGCGACGCGCGGCTCGGGCACGTCGGCCGCATGGCCCGTCACCGCTTCGGCCGCCTCATCCTGCGAGGTCCAGCCGGCGTCGTACTTGGCGCGGGCGTTCGTGATCTGGAGATTCTCCGTCTGCGCGTCGCGCAGCATCTCCGCCGCGCGCAACTCGGCAAAGCGAAACTCGACCGTCGCCGGCAGCCCCTGCGCTTGCAGGGCCAGGGTCAGCAGCCGGGAGAGCAGATTCTCCGCCAGGTGTTGCAGGCTTTTGATGCCGGCCGCGTGGACCTCCCACTGGCGGTTGGCGTTCGCCTCGCTGGCCCCGGCCGTGTCGGCCATGAGCAGCGGCATCGTCTTGAGCGCCCGCGTAATCATGCGCTCCAGCGCCCGGATCAGGCCATCCACCGCCCCCAGGCTGGACGCATCGACGGTGCCGACCGGGCGGTTGACGTTGATGACGTCGGTGTGAATGTAGGCGTCATCCGGCTGCAGGCTGGCGTAGACATTCTGCACCTCCCGTATCATCGCATCCACCCACTTCTTGACCGCCTCCGGATCATCCTCCAGTTCCGCCGGCATGGCCGCGTGCAGGCGTTCCAGGCTGATTGACAGGTCGATGCGCGGATAGCCCTGCTGCGCCACCACCCGGCGCAGATCGTGCAGCAGGCCGAGCAGGAACAACGAGGAGAACAGCGCCGGCGCGGCCAGCGGTCGGCCGTAGGGCGAGCCGGGCAGCGGATCGACGGGCACGTACATGATCGTCGGCCGATTCAAGTCGATGATGTGCACGCCCTGCCCCTGGCACAAGCGCCACAGCGGCCCGCGGTCGGGATCGTCCACGCGCCGGAAGCGCGCCGTCACCGGGTCAGGCGTCACGAGGTCCAGCGGCACGCGGCCGCGGCGGTCCAGCACCAGCTCAGCGAAGAACGCGCCGCGCAGGAAGGCGCCGACGAACAGCCGATTCAGCACCACGTCGAACGAGCCGTACTCCGCGACCAGCACGTCGATGAACGCTGCCAGCGCCGCCTGCCCCGCCTCGTCCAGTTCGTCCGTACCGGGCCGCAGGGCGCGCGCCTCCCAGCCGGGATTGCTCAGGCGCAGGAAGTCCCACAGGGCGCGCGAGATGTCGGGCGAGATGTCGGCCAGCAGTTCCATGAGTTCGGACGGGCTCAGCGTGTCGAGCGTGTTAGCATCCAGTTCCAGCGTGCGCCAGTCGCTTTCCGCCGAGACGGGCGAGAGCAGGGCCAGCGCCCCGCCGTAGGCGCCGTTGATGTCGTCCGTAGACAGCCGGCCGCCCGCGAGACGCCGCGGCAGGTCCGTCGAAACGGCGCGCTGCGCCGGCGGGCGAACGGCCGACGCGTTCGCGGTCGGCTCCGCTGCCGACGCAGCCGCAACCCCCCAGAACCGTTGCCACCAGTTAGCCATGCTCTACCCCTACCAGCCCTTCGCCGCCGCCTGCGCCAGAATGCCGCCCGGCTTGCGCGGCGCGGCCAGTTTGTTGAACGCCCCCGCCGCCGCATCGACCTGATCGTCGTGCGCCCCGGACGGGAAGCTCATGAGTTCGTCGATGAACGCCCCGTTCCAGGTGCCCCGCACCAGGCGCACGTTACCCGCCTCGCACTGGGCTGCGAACGGCATGGCCCGCACGTCCTTCGCCCCCGTCACCGGCTCGGCGTGCACCGTGAAGCCGGCCAGGCTGCGCACCGACGCCTCCGCCGATTCCTTACCGCCCGAGCCGGGCTCCTGCTCGATCCAGATCGCCACACCGGGCCCGTCCAGTTCGGCCGTCTGACGCAGGATGCGCTCCCGCTCCAGGGCCGACCACTGGCCGCGCACGACATGCTCGATGTAGAAGATGCCATCGGCCGTCCGGCTCAACAGCACGCCGACCGAGTAGTCACCCCCGCCAGGCGTGCCAGCCTTGTCGTAGTAACGCACCCGCCGCGCCACGGCCGGCGCCGCCTCAACAATGGGCAGCCATTCCCGCCGGAACATGCCCCCGCCCGCGGGCAGGGGGCGCTGCTGATACAGCGCCGTGTAGGCCCACGTGCCCAGCGTGGCTCGGATGTCGGCTAGCGCCGCGGCGTCGAAGCGGTCGGGACACAACGGCTCACCGAGCGCCCGGCCCAGCGGATCGCCCGCCTCCGCCTCGGCCGGCAGCGAGAGCACCGTCCATTCGTCAGCCGTCTCGCTCGCCAGGATGCGGCCGGCCAGATCATCGACGTGCCAGCGGGTCTGAATCAGCACTATGGCCGACTTCGGCTCCAGACGGGTGTACAGATCGTTCGTGTACCAGTCCCAGACCCGCTCCCGGTAGGTCGGGCTGTTGGCCTCTTCGCGGCTTTTGACCGGATCGTCGATCACGACAAGATCACCGCCCTGCCCCGTGATGCCTCCACCTACACCGACCGCCCGTAGCCCGCCGCCCGCC